AAAAAGAAAAAAGAATTGACACAAGAGAAAAATACTCAAAATGTAACTAATGCTTTATTTGTAGGATCAACAGCGGATCTACAAAAGATGATACAAGGAAAAAGTTCATGACAGTATTTTCTAATTTCGGTAAATATGGTATCGTTGGTGCTGGTGGTGTAGGTTCAGTTCAAATAGAAGTAGCTATGTGGGGAGGTGCTGGAGCTTCAGGCATATCCAATCCGATGGTCGGTGCTGGTGGATTTATGACAGCGGTATATGAATTAGCACCTGGTCCTGTTGTTTTAAGAGGTGCTGGTGGAGGTCAAGCCGGTCCGCATTCCGGTCATATTGGCCCCATCGCTCATGGAAATGGAGGCAGAGGTAGTGCTGGTCCTTCACCATATACGATATCCGGTGGTGGCGGGGGTGGTCATTCTGGTATTTTTATAGGTAGTGTTAGTCATGCTAATGCTCTTGTAATGGCAGGTGGCGGAGGCGGGGGCTCTTATATAAGCACAGAAGTTCATCCGCAAGGAGGTGGATATCCTACTGGAGGACGAGGATCATATAATTCTACTTATGGTTCTGCGGGTGCTTTTGGAGGAACTCAATCCGCAGGAGGTGACGGTTCTCCCACACCGGTCGGGGCTAGAGGGGGCGGCGCCAACGGATTTGTGTCGACCGATGGAGCAGCACTAGCTGGTGGTAATGGAGGCCTCAACAGACCCGGCCCGACCTCATATAGTTTTGGAGGAGCAGGAGGTGGAGGTGGTTATTATGGTGGAAGTGGCGGTCCTGCTGATGGTGGTCGCGGAGGAATGTCAGGAGGTGGTGGTTCAGGATTTTTTGCGGCTGATGGAGCTAGAATCAATGGTGTTACAGTAACTTTAGTATCATCTACAGCCGTATCAGCCACAAACTATGAAGCTGCGGGACAACCACATCCGTATTGGCCTTTAAATGGAGGAAGTTACGGAGCAGGCGTCAACCCATCAACAGATGGTGCAAATGGTCAAAATGGTGCTATATTTTGGAGATTGGCAGGGGGATCTTGGTCTTCAGCTATAACTAATACAGATTCTTCCATAACTATATAAAAGAGATATTAAGAATGACTATACCAATTAGTTCTTTTCATCCAACACAAAAACATTCATCATGGATAGAAGTACCAGTAAATGAATGGCCCAATGTAGGATGGAAAGCACCTATAATATATCCTGGAGATCCAGACAATTCTATAAATGCAAAATATGATTGGGATGAAGATTTATATCAATCCGATAACACTAAAGGTTGGGTAGAAATAGAATGACATTATTTTCAAACTTCGGTAAATTTGGTGTTCTTAGTGCTGGTGGTGCTAAAGGATCAGTAGGCACAGGTGGTACTATAGTAGCGTTAAATGGATATAATTATCATGTATTTACATCATCAGGCACCTTTCAAGTAACTGAATTAGGCAAGGGATCTGATGAAGCTGGGGCCTTGGTTATTGCAGGTGGAGGCGCTGGTGGCGTCGGCTTGGGTGGAGGCGGAGGGGCTGGTGGCGTTCTTTATTCTTCGGCAAGTTTTCCTCTAGCAATAGCATCTTATTCAGTGACAATCGGCGCCGGCAGTGCCGGTGGTAATTCACCGCTCTATCCACAACACTCTCAACGGAAAGGTTCTAATTCTCAACTGGGACCTCATGTAGCTTTAGGAGGAGGTGCTGGTGGAGCATATTCATATCTATGGGGCCCTGCCTATCACGCCGGCAGCCCGGGCGGTAGTGGTGGCGGCGCTGGTGGCGTTTCCGGCACCTCCCTGTCGTCAACTTCGCCTGGTACACAACCTGCCAATAATCCAAGTCCGAGTATATGGACCACTTACGGTCATGACGGCGGACGGGGCTCCAACGGACCTTATCAAGCCGGTGGTGGCGGTGGATCAGGCGGGCAGGGGAATACCGCCTATGGTACTTCCACTTCGCAAGGTGCTGGTCATGGAGGAGTTGCTCAACCTTTTGCTGGATGGCCAGGTCCTGGGTTGGGTTTACCTGCTATACCTAGCGTTTTTTGGGCAGCAGGAGGTGGAGGGGGGGGTTATCCGGGGCCTGGGTCTAGCCCCACAGGTAATCACCAACCGAACACAGAAAAAAGAAATGGAATAGGCGGCGCTGCCGGCAGTGCCTCGCCACATACTAATGCTATAACTAATAGTGGATCTGGAGGTGGAGGGGCTTTACACTATCCGGTGTCGGGGGCCCCTCATGCCGGTGCAGGAGGTTCAGGTATTGTGATTATAAGATATCTAAATTAATATATAACTAAGAAAGTAGAAAAATGAGCCATTTTGCTAAAATAGAAGATAATATAGTTACTACTGTAATAGTAGCCGAACAAGATTTTATTGATACGCTAGAAGGTACTTGGGTTCAAACTAGTTATAATACTAAAGGTGGTGTTCATTATGGTCAGGATGGAAATCCAGATGGTGGTGTAGCTTTAAGAAAGAATTATGCTGGTATAGATTATACATATGATTCAGTTAAAGATGCTTTTTATGGACCAAAACACCATAATTCTTGGACATTAGATGATGATACTTGTTATTGGGAACCTCCTATAGCTTATCCAGATGATGATGCTATAGATAAAGGTTATAATTGGGATGAAGATTTGTATCAGTCAGATAATACTAAAGGATGGGTAGAAATTGAATAAATGTCTGAGATACAATCAATAGAATCTCTTAGTTCTGATTTAACAGAATTAATTCTCCCGTGGGTAGCTGTTCTTATGTCCGCTATTATTGCATTTATGTTGAAAGATTTTGTTTCTAGTTTTTCTAAAGGAATAAAGTTTAAATTCAATCCACAATTCAGAGAAGGTGATAAAGTTATATTAGATAGCGAACGAGCATTGATTGTTAAGATAGGTTTGACTGAAACTGTATTTGGTGTAACTAAAACTTCAGGTGAATTTGATGGTGATTATGTTTGGCGATATGTTCCTAATGAAAGAATATCATTTTTAAAATTAGAGAAACTTATCTTTGATGTAACTTCTATAAATAATGAAAAGAAAATAGGTGCAAACAAAGAAGAAATAGAAAAAATGAGAGATACCAAATGACATTAAGATCAGGATTCGGTAAATACGGAGTTGCCGCTGGTGGTGGTCCCAGTGGATTTTATGCGTATTGGTTAGTAATTGCTGGAGGTGGTGGTGGTGCTGGTTACTATGCTGGTGCTGGCGGCGGCGGTGGTTATCGTTCTAGTACTCCCGAAGGTCCTGGAGGTCCTAGTCCATCGGTCGAAGGACAAGCTGAACTTGAATTAGGAATAGCTTATCCTGTTATAGTAGGTGCTGGTGGAGCACCACAACCTAATAGCAACGCCAAACCCGCTCGCGGGCCGGGTGTAGGAGGTCCTAGTAAATTCAGCACTTTCATAAGTCTCGGTGGAGGTTGGGGGGGTTCTCTAGATGGTGGAGCCCCAGTCCAGCCCCTTTCAATATATCACGGGTTTCCTGGTGGATCGGGTGGTGGTGGTGGTTATGCTCACAGCGGTTATCAGGGTTTGGGAGGTTCTGGAACAGCGGGCCAAGGATTTCCGGGCGGTGACACCAATATAGCAGGTACGCCGCCCGGTAATTATGGTCAAAGTGGTGGAGGAGGTGCAGGAGGAATAGGAATGGCAGGAGGTAATGCACCACCTGCACAACCTACCCCCCGGAATAGGACTGGTGGTGATGGAGGTGCAGGTAAAACATCTCATTTTGATAGTGTAGTGCGTGGCGGCGGTGGTGGTGGCGGGCAAGGTGGATATACGTCCGAATTTGGCGTTGGTAATGGCGGTGGCGGAGACGGCGGCCAACCGCCTTCAGAGCCCCCTGGTGCCAGAGTTTCCGGAACGGTAGGAACCGTTAATACTGGTGGTGGTGGTGGTGCTGGCGGCTCGAACGTCGGCGTCGGCGCCGCTGGCGGATCTGGTATTGTAATGTTTTCAACTCCTCCGGCTGTAACTAGTACTTTTTCTCCTGGAGTAACTCACGCAGTTGTACCCGCAGGCTATGGTGGTGAATTATTAAAGAAAGTTACAGCCACATCTGATACTAGTCAAACCGTTACATTTAGTTAGAAAAAGGATATAACAAATGACTCTGTGGGCTAAAATAGAAGACAATATTGTTACGAATGTAATAGATGACAACGGTTTAGAAGCAGGGTTTATTGATACTCAAGAAGGTACATATATAGAAACTAGCAATAGTATTAGAAAAAATTTAGCTAGTACAGATATGATTTATGATTCATCTAAAGATGCTTTTTATCTATCAAAACCGTATGCTTCATGGATATTAAATGATAGTACTTGTCAATGGAAAGCACCGTTAGATACACCGGTGCGTGTAGAAAAAAAACCAATAATATGGAATGAAGATTTATATCAATCAGATAATACTAAAGGCTGGATAACAGTAGAATAATATAAAGGAAATATAATTTATAATGATAATTTCAGGATATTCTAGTACACCTAGAAGTGGATCTACACTATTGAACTCACTATTAAATCAAAGGCCAGATGTGTATATGCCTTTTGTATCACCTTTTATTGAATTATTATGGAGAAACTACAAATTTTGGGATGAACCTGAATATAATAAACTCCATATTTTAGAATATAAAAATATTAAAAAAAAATACTGTTTAGGAGTAATTGACACTTTTTTTAAAGAATTGACAGATAGAAAATATATTATTGATAAACATTGGATGTGGATTGTACCAGAAAATCGTAATATGTATGAAGATTTATATAATAAAAAACTTCCTGTAATTTATATACATAGAAGTTACGATGATATAGTAGAATCTTATAAAAGAGTTCTAAAACAAGGTCGTAAAGGTGAACTGGCTCATATCGATAACTTAGATAATAGTATTAATCTTTTAAATAAAGTATATCTAAACCAGCAACATTATATAGAAAATAATCCAGATAATATTGTTTTTATAGAATATAATGATTGGTGTAATAAAACTGAAGAAATGTTGAAATATATAGAAATAGAACTAGGCTTAAAACCTTACTCATACGATTTAAAAAATCCCTCAATAGATACTAAATATCTAGATAAATTGATGGGGAATGATAAATTACACGTTCTAAGAGATGCATCAGTTTATAAAAAAAGATACTAAGGAAATTTATAATGGATATTAAAAAAAATTATGATATGATAGGTACTCTAGATTCTACTAAAATAAAAGAAAAATTACAAAAAGTTAATTGGAATGAATGGACACATCGTCAAGATACCTATACAGTACATGAAAAAACCAAATCAATTCCTTTAATTTTTTCAGGAGATAATATTGGTTCAGATATAGTATCTCATGATGAAAATTGTGCTTTATTTTCAGAAGAATTGTGTATTATTAAACATTTATTTGATTATTTTTATTCTGGTAATTTTTTATATACAAGAGCATTATTAGCCAAACTAGAAAATCGAGAATCTATTCCTTCTCATCATGATGGCACAGAGAATTTTACAATATGTCATAGAGTTCATTGGTGTATAGAAGGTGATTATTCAAAATTAAATTTCTTGGTTAATAATGAAAAATTAAATATAAGAAAAAACGATATCTTTGAATTTAACAATCTAAAGATTCATGAAGTTAATTATAAAGGTAATGAATCTAGAATCCATATGATATGTGATTTTATTTCAGAAGAAAATTATAATAATATATGGTTAAAATAAATGTCAGATGCTTATCTCAGTAATCCTAATCTGAAAAAGATAGGGATTAATATTGAATTTACAAAAGAACAAGTCGAAGAGTATATCAAATGTGCTAAAGACCCTATCTATTTTGTGAAGAATTATATGAAGATTATTCATGTGGATAAAGGATTAATTCCTTTCGATCTATATGAATATCAAGAAGAGATGATAAACAAATTTAATGATGAAAGATTTGTTATCACCAAAATGCCTAGACAATCAGGCAAATCTACTGCCGTTATAAGTTTTATTCTACACTATATTCTTTTTAACGAATCTAAAAATGTAGCACTTCTAGCAAATAAAGCAGAACTAGCCCGAGAATTACTAGATAGATTGAAGAAAGCATATGAGAACCTACCCTTATGGTTACAACAGGGTATCACAACTTGGAATAAAGGTTCTATTGAATTAGAGAATGGCTCTAAGATATTAGCTACATCTACAACAGGTTCAGCGGCCCGTGGTCAATCTTTCTCTCTAGTGTTCCTAGACGAGTTCGCTTTCGTCCAACATAACATAGCTAACGATTTCTTCAAATCTGTTTATCCTACTATATCATCTGGCCAAGAAACTAAAATGATTATTGTTTCTACACCTAAAGGCATGAATCATTTCTATAAGATGTGGGTAGAAGCTGAAGAACAAAGAAGTAATTTTAAAACTTTAGCGGTTGATTGGTGGGAAACACCGGGTCGTGATAGTGATTGGAAAATTCAACAAGTAGCTAACACTAGTGAAGAAGATTTTAATCAAGAGTTTGCTTGTGAATTCTTAGGAAGTACTAATACACTGGTCAATGTTAATATATTAAGAAACTTAGCCTTTATTAATCCTACATTCCAAAAGAATGGATTTGATCAATATGGAGAAATTAATCCTGATCATCAATATGTCGTGACTGTCGATACAGCTAGAGGTGTTGGATTAGATAATTCAGCCTTTGTAGTTGTAGATATCACTACAGTACCTTATCGTGTAGTAGCTAAGTTTAAAGACTCATTAATATCACCTTTACTATATCCAGAGTTGATTTATAATGTAGCTACTAATTATAATGAAGCATTTATATTAGTTGAAATCAATGATATTGGTGAACAAATAGCTAATATTCTAGCTAATGATTTAGAATATGAAAATATATTTGTAACTAATGTTAAGGGTCGTGCTGGCCAAGTAATTGGTGGTGGGTTTAGTTCTAATAGACAATTAGGTGTAAGAACTACTAAACAAGTAAAACGTATTGGTTGTTCTACATTAAAGGACTTGATTGAAAATAATAAAATTATAATAGAAGACTTTGACATCATAGAAGAGATGTCTAATTTTATTAATAAGAAAGATTCATACCAAGCGGATGAAGGGTATCATGATGACTTAGTAATGTGTTTAGTATTGTTTTCATGGTTAATTCGTCAACCATATTTTAAAGATTTAACGAATTCTGATATACGAGAGAGAATAATAAAAGACAAAGAAAATATGATAGAGGCTGATTTATTACCATTTGGTTTCAAGTATGATGCAGTAAATGATACTGAAAATGAAGTTGCTGATCCATATAGTTTACATGATTACAAACCTCCTCTTTCTACTTGGTAATATATAGAGACCATGGATCAATCATACTTGCAGTTGATTTCTTACGTTTCATAGTATCACTAATTTTCTTTTTAGTTTCTTCTGAATGTAATTTACCTTTATGAGAATCGCTCATCTTGGTCTTCGTTTCGGCCGAGTATTTTTTGCCGATTCGAATATCTCGTAGTTTAATCTTTGTTTCTTCTGTATGTTTCATGTTTATATTTAGTCTTATTAACTTAGTTAAAATAGTTATTTTATAAATAATACTAAATGATAGTCGGAATATATAACTTAAGGAGTTAAACAACATGGGTTTTCAAGTATCTCCAGGCGTTAATGTTAGTGAGATTGATCTTACTACAACGGTACCTGCCGTCGATACCACATCTGCTGGTCTCGCGGGACATTTTGTGTGGGGACCAGTAGACAAGAGA